TATTTTGCACATCCTTCACAAATATACATGTATTATAATGATGGTTGGCATACGCAAGCTGAATATTGTTTTGTAAAACCTGTTTTAGAAAATAACACTTCTAGTAATCAAAAATTATTAAAGAACACTGGAATACTAAAATATGGTAATAATACATTAGAAACGTTTAAAATAAACGTAGGTGATGTTGTAGGGTTTAAAAACCAAAGAGAGTTTGAGTTTATTATTAATAATGAACTTTTATACTGTATGGAATCAAATGATATTTTAGTTAAATATGGAAACAAACAAAACAAAAAAGCGTATAATCCAAGCTGGGCAAAAAGCAGTTGAAGAATTAATAAAAGTAGCAAAAGAAAAAATAGTAGATTCAGAAGATGATGTTTCAGCTGATAGATTAAAAAATGCTGCTGCAACTAAAAAGTTAGCTATATTTGATGCGTTTGAAATATTAACTAGATTAGAAGAAGAAGAAAATATGCTTAACTCTACAAATAAAAACAGCAAAGCTTCAACATTTGGAGGTTTTGCAGAGGGTAGATCAAGATAATGTATAAGCAAACCTTATATAAAGTTTTACATAACCACATCAAGCAAAAGGTTATAGATAGAAATAATAGATATAAAAAATGGCAACCAGGTTATAACAAAGAACACGATATTATTGTTATAAGTAAAACTGGTAAAATTGGTGAGATATATGAAATACAAGGTTTAAAAATAGCCTTACCTTTACTTGAAAAAACATATAAAAGATCTAACAAAACAAAAGAACAATATTGGGAGGTTTTTGATTATCCAAAAAATTTAGTTAAATTAAAAACTGTATTTGATTGGAATCAAACATCTTTAGATTTTAAAAACAAGTGGTATGATTATATTGATGAAGAATTTAAAAGAAGGGAACAAGGTTTTAGTTTTTATAACAAAGGTGTTCCTACTTACATTACTGGTTCTCATTATATGTACCTGCAGTGGACCAAGATTGATGTTGGGTCAGCAGAGTTTAGAGAATCGAACCGATTATTCTTCATTTTCTGGGAGGCCTGTAAGTTGGATACCAGATGTTATGGAATGTGCTACCTTAAAAATAGACGATCTGGCTTTTCGTTCATGGCGTCTTCAGAATTGGTACACCAAGCAACCATATCCAGTGATTCACGATACGGAATTTTATCTAAGACTGGAGCCGATGCTAAAAAGATGTTTACAGATAAAGTTGTACCGATATCGGTTAACTACCCATTTTTCTTCAAACCGATTCAAGACGGTATGGACAGGCCCAAAACGGAACTTGCCTATAGAGTACCAGCATCCAAACTTACGAGAAAGAAGTTGGACGAAAACACCAAAGTTGAAGAAATACAAGGATTGGACACAACGATCGACTGGAAGAATACCGGGGACAACTCGTACGATGGGGAGAAATTACAACTTCTCGCCCATGATGAATCAGGGAAATGGGAGAGGCCCGACAACATCCTCAACAACTGGAGGGTCACAAAAACCACATTAAGGTTAGGAAGTAGAATAGTTGGAAAATGTATGATGGGTTCTACTTCAAACGCTTTAGATAAAGGAGGAAATAATTTTAAAAAATTATATGATGCATCAGATGTTACAAAAAGAAACCGCAATGGACAGACTAACTCAGGATTATATAGTTTGTTCATACCTATGGAATGGAACTACGAAGGATACCTTGATGCTTATGGAATACCTGTCTTTGAAACTCCGAAAAAAGCAATACCTGGGATCGATGGATCGCAAATTGAAATTGGGGTCATTTCCCATTGGGAAAACGAAGTTGAAGGATTAAAAGATGATCAAGATAGTTTAAATGAATTTTATCGTCAATTTCCCAGAACTGAAAAACATGCTTTTAGAGATGAAGCTAAGGAATCTTTGTTTAATTTAACAAAAATTTACGAACAAATTGATTATAATGAGGATTTAAGAAACACAAATATTGTTACTCAAGGTAATTTTCAATGGGAAGGTGGGATTAAAGATACTAGAGTATTATTTGTTCCTAATAATAATGGAAGATTTTTTATATCTTGGGTTCCTCCAATTAATTTACAAAATAGGTACTTAATAAAAAATGGAATTAAATATCCTGGTAATAATGATTGTGGGGCTTTTGGTTGTGACCCTTATGATATATCAGGCACAGTAGACGGTAGAGGATCAAAAGGATCTTTGCATGGTCTTACAAAATTTACAATGGAGGATGTTCCTCCTAATACATTTTTTTTAGAATATATAGCACGACCACAAACTGCAGAAATATTTTTTGAAGAAGTATTAATGGCTTTAGTTTTTTATGGCATGCCATTACTTGCAGAAAACAACAAACCTCGATTATTGTATTATTTAAAAAGAAGAGGTTACCGAGGGTACTCAATGAATAGACCTGATAAAATTTATAATAAACTATCTGTAACAGAAAGAGAAATAGGTGGAATACCTAACTCTAGCGAAGATATAAAACAAGCTCATGCTGCTGCAATAGAAGATTATATTGAAAATTTTATAGGATATAATGGAGAAAATTATGGAGATATGTATTTCCAAAAAACTCTTGAAGATTGGGCTAAATTCAATATTAATAATAGAACTTTACACGATGCGTCTATAAGTTCTGGATTAGCAATTATGGCTTGTAATAAAAATAGATATAGACCTACTGCTGAAAGAACAATAACAAGTGTACCTTTAGGTTTTAAAAAATATGATAATAAAGGAGTAAATTCAAAAATACTAAATTAGATGGTTAAGATTAACTATAATAGTGCTTTCCCCGATCAGGTAGTACCTGAAGAAGAGAAAAAATCTAGAGAGTATGGATTACAAGTTGCACAAGCTATTGAAGGTGAATGGTTTAAAAACAGTAGTGGTCAAAATAGATTTATTAATAATTTTCAAAATTTTAATAGATTAAGATTATATGCTAGAGGAGAACAACCAGTTCAAAAATATAAAGATGAATTAGCTATAAACGGTGATTTATCTTATCTTAACTTAGACTGGAAACCCGTACCAATTTTATCTAAATTTGTTGATATTGTAGTTAATGGAATGACAGATAAAGGATATGAAATAAAATCCTACGCACAAGATCCTTTCGCAAACAAACAAAGAACTACATTTGCGGAAAATGCATTAAGAGATATTCAAAACAAAGCTGAAATAGAGCAGTTAACTCAAATGACTGGAAAAAGTTATTATTCATCTGCAGATCCGTTAAATTTACCAGAAGATCCAGGAGAATTAGATCTTTATATGCAATTAAGTTATAAACAAAGCATTGAAATAGCGGAGGAAGAAGTTATAAATAATATTTTAGATTATAATAAATACGATGAAACTAAAAAAAGATTAGCATACGATTTGTCTGTTTTAGGAATTAGTTGTGTTAAAACCAGTTTTAATTTATCTGAAGGAATAACGGTAGATTACGTTAATCCAGCCAACATAGTATATTCATATACAGATGATCCTAATTTTGAAGATATTTATTATGTAGGAGAAATTAAAAATATGTCACTTTCTGAAGTTAAAAGACAATTTCCTTATTTAACTGAAAGTGAATTAGAGGAAATCCAAAAATATCCCGGAAGAAATTCTTACGTAGAAAATACGTGGTGGGGACAAGAAACACAGGATCAAGTTCAAGTTTTATTTTTTGAATATAAAACATACCAAGATCAGGTATTTAAAATAAAGCAAACCGAACAAGGTTTAGAAAAAACATTAGAAAAACCAGATACCTTTAATCCTCCTCCAAATGATAATTTTGATAGAGTGTCAAGATCTATTGAAGTTTTATATTCTGGAGCTAAAGTATTAGGTTTAGCTAATAATTTACTTCAATGGGAATTGAGTGAAAATATGACTCGTCCTTATAGTGATACTACTAAAGTAAATATGAATTATATCATTAGTGCACCTAGAATGTATCAAGGTAGAATTGAATCTTTAGTTAGTAAAAGTGTAGGTTTTGCAGATATGATTCAATTAACTCATTTAAAATTACAACAAGTGTTATCAAGAATGGTACCAGATGGTGTATATTTGGATGTAGATGGACTTGCAGAAGTAGATTTAGGAAACGGTACTAATTATAATCCATCAGAAGCCTTAAATATGTACTTTCAAACAGGTAGTATAGTTGGAAGATCTTTAACACAAGATGGTGAATTGAATAGAGGTAAAGTGCCTGTTCAAGAATTACAGACGTCAAATGGAATGTCTAAAATTCAAGCTATGATTCAAACTTATCAGTATTATTTACAAATGATAAGAGATGTCACTGGGCTTAACGAAGCTAGAGATGGTAGTACACCAGCAAAAGATTCATTGGTTGGACTACAAAAATTAGCTGCGGCAAATTCCAATACAGCTACTAAACATATATTACAATCATTAATGTATTTAACTATAAGAGTTTGTGAAAATATAAGTTTAAGAGTAGCTGATATGCTTCAATTTCCTCTTACTGAACAAAGTTTATTAACTAGTATAAATACTTTTAATACAAATACTTTACAAGAAATAAAGAAATTAAGTTTACATGATTTTGGAATATTTCTAGAATTAGAACCTGAAGAAGAAGATAAAGCAACATTAGAACAAAATATACAAATAGCCTTACAAGCAGGTAATATTGGATTGGAAGATGCGATAGATTTAAGAGAAATAAGAAACCTTAAATTAGCTAATCAAAGTTTAAAATCTCGTCAAAAGAAAAAGCAAGAGATAGAAAGAGCTCAACAGTTAGAAAACATAGAAGCACAAGCTGCCGCTAACGCTGAATCAGCAGAAAAAGCTGCTTTAGCTGAAGTTCAAAAACAACAAGCATTAGCTGAAACTGAAATTCAAATTGAACAAGCTAAATCTCAATTTGAAATTCAAAGAATGGAGCAAGAAGCTGTAATTAAAAAACAATTAATGGCAGAAGAATTTAATTACGATCTAGAACTTGCTCGTTTACAATCAAGAGCACAACAACAAAAAGAAGCTGAAATTGAAGATCGAAAAGATAAAAGAGTAAAAATACAAGGAACACAACAAAGTGAACTTATAAATCAAAGACAAAATGATTTACTACCAAAAGATTTTGAATCAGCAGGTAATGATACATTAGGAGGATTTGGTTTAGAGCAATTTGGTCCTAAATAAAAATTTATTATTAATTTTATATTATTATATTATGTCAAAAAAAGAAACAAAAATAAAAGAAAAAGTATTAGAAAAAGTAGAAGAAGCTAAAGCAGTTACAACAGCTGAAGCGTCTGAACCTACTAAAGAAGAAGGAAGTTTTAAAATAAAAAAAGTAACTAAACCAAAACAACTAGGTGAAGATAAAGTACCTGAAATGATAAAGGTAGATTTAAGTAAACCTAAAAAAGAAGAAAAAGATGCCATTTCAATCGACGGAACAGGAAAATTGGCTGAAGAAAAACAAGCCGCAGATATGGTTAAAATGGATGAACAAGTACGGGAGTCCATTTCCACTATTGAAGATAAAAAAGAAGAAGAAGTAAAAGAAGAAAAATCTGATTCACCAATACAAGAGATTACAGATGAAGAAGATAATTCTAACGAAACAGGAGTGGATGTAAGCACTGAAACTACCACTACCTTACCGGAACAGGAAAAAATATTACAGGAAGATAAAACACAAGAACTT